CCTTTTGAAATATCTACATTAGAAAGATTAGATAATAATCAAGATTACTGTAAAGAAAACTGTGTATGGGCAAGTCCTCAAGAACAGTCTGAAAATAGACGTAATAATATATATGTAGAATATAATAATCAAAAGTATACTTTATATGCTATATGTAAGCTACTTGATCTAAAACACAGTAGTATTTGGTATAGACTTAAAAAGTCAAAGTTATCTCCCCAAGATTATTTTAATAAAAATATATTTTAAACTTATGCACAAATACAGTAAAGGTAAAAATTCAAGGTTTACTATCTATGAAACCGTAGAAGTAGAAGCAGAGGTAGATTTCTCTCTTCAAGATGTTGTAGATGCTTTAGAAGATGATGATGATGCAAAACAGGAACTTATTGCAATGCTTAGAGGTGAGAAGTATGTACCTGTTTTAGATGAAACTGAGATGACATTAATGCTGAATCATTTATTAGTTAACTCTTTTAGGTTTGACTCTGAAGATGATGAGTTAATCCGGAAACTAGCACAGAAGTATAATTTTTAAAACTTTAAACTTATGGAAGAACCTAAACCAAAGTTAGAGTCTGTTGTATTTACCTTTAGTCAAGAAGGTAATTGTGTAGGTAGTACTGCTGAGTATGAAGAATTAACTATTGAATATACCTGTGACATGGGTATAGATAATGGTGGAGGAGGATTCTTTGTTCTTAAAACTACTACAGGATGGTCAGTTGATCACGAGGATGATATAAAAGAGTTATTTGATAGAGTTAGACAAGTTGATCTTTTAAAACCTTAATTATGGAAAAAGAATTTGTACCCTACGAGTTGGCGGTTAAACTCAAAGAACTTGGATTTGATGAACCTTGCGGTAACATATATGATAACAAAAAAGAATTACGTAGAAGTTTATTAGAATACCCAATAATTAATTCTAAAAATGGATTTCACGAATCCTCCGGCATAATTACCGCCCCACTCTACCAACAAGCATTTAGATGGTTTAGAGAGAAGTATGATTTAATCTATGTAATTGTTAAAGCGGAATCTTGGTTTTTTACTATTAACGGATGTAATACCCAAGAAGGTTTTAAGACCTACGAAGAAGCGGAACTTGAATGTCTTACCAAGTTAATAGAAATAGTACAAGGAGGACAAGAATGAACGAGATAGAAGTATTCCGGAATAGACTAAAGAAGATAGGTATAGAAATAGAACTGTTTGGTAATGTTCCTTGGATATACATAGACAAAGTTAATGGTAACAGAATATCCCCAGAGGACTACAATGCTAACCACGGATATAACTTTGCTTGGTATCCTGTAAGGAATGGAGAACATCCTCATCTTGATTGGTCAGTAATTAAAAGAACATTTGAAATAATCAGAAAATACAAATAAATTATGCCGGATATTGCAATGTGTAAAGGGACTGATTGTCCCGTAAAAGAAAAGTGTCACAGGTTTACAGCAAAACCTGATGAGTATCAATCTTACTTTGCTGATGTACCTGGAGAAATGAAAGATGGTAAGTTTACCTGTAATTATTTCTGGGGTGAACAAGCTCAAGGTATTTGGGAACAACTTAATGATATAGTAAAAGGAGAAGAAAAATGAAAAACTATTATGTAATAGAAACACTTGGTCAAAGCGTTGAGTATATCATCACTGAAACAGATACTGATGATGGTATGATGTATCAATTACACCGTAGTCTTAATGAGACGTGGTCTGAGGATTGTCAAGGTGAGGTTCTTGTAACCATGATTGATGATGGTAATGGATATAAGTTTAAGTGGAAACAAAAGGAAAAGAAACGTCTTGGTTATGATGAGATAGAGCATTTGTACGTACTCATAAATCATGTGCGTAGAGCCAAGGATCAAATTATGTATAATGTTTGTCAATATTAATATTATGGTACTAGCATTTGTTTTAATTATCTTAGCACTCAGTATAATAATACTGTGGCTATGCGCAAAAGTTGTAATGAAATCTGCAGAAATTGATATGGTTAGAGAGCACATCTGCTATGACAAGAAAGATCTACAGAATGCCTGGAATGGTGGTTTTGTAGAAGGTGTTCATAGTGAAGCAGGTCATAATGTAAAAACCTTTCATGAGTGGTATCAAATGCATAAATTCACAAAAAAGTATGGAAAAAAATAATGGTTTATCCTTTAGTGCTGTAGTATTTATAGTGCTATTAACCTTAAAGTTATCCGGTGTAATAGATTGGTCATGGTGGGTAGTAACTTTACCTTTATGGTGGTGGTTACCTATGATATTTCTTGTGATTATATTTGCATTGATAATAGTACTATTTGAACAAGTTGGAAACAAAGTAAGAGATCAAGATTAACATGACAGAAGAAGAAAAACTAAGAGTAGTGCATCTTATGATGCATCTAGAAGTGTGCATACATGCATGCGATAATACTGAAAGTATTAAATGGTTTAACAGACACAAGACTAAAGTAACTATGAAGAACTTTGTAGATACTGTTCTTAAAGAACATGGTCATTTGTTTAAAGCATTCTGGGATACTCCTGGTTTAGATATGACTGATTTTGTCAGAACAATTAGTGAATTTGGTAATGAGGTAAGTACTGTTCCATTAATGGACCTACCTGATATTACTGCAATGATTAAAGAATATAAACAAAACAAATACAGTAAAAAATGATTACACCAATTTTAGTAGTCGCAACTATTTGCGCAACAGGTGCTGCAGTAATTCTCGCAGCTAAAATTAAAAGTCGTGGTAAAGAAGTTGATGAGTTACACATGCTCTATGATAAGCAAGTAAACAAGTATGCAGATCTTTTAGTAGAGAATTATGGTTTAAAAACAGAGTTATCAAAACTTAAGAGAAAACCACGTAAAGACAAAGGTCAACCAAGAAAAACATATGGCGGCAAACCTATTACCCGTAAGCGTAAAGTTTAAAAAGGAGAATAAAGAACTTATAATAGCTAATCAGCTAAGTAAGGTTCAGTTAGATCTCTTTGTAAAACAGTTAGAAGAAGGACAGAAAGTCCTGGTTACTTATGAAGTTGTAAATGATGATGCATCTTATGCACAGTTGAGCAAACTACATAAGTGTATTAGGGAGTTAGCAGAATACTCCGGGATGTCTATGGATGACATGAAGTTATATGTAAAGAACGAAGCTGGTCTTGTTAAAGGTGACAGTATTGTGTCTTTTGCAGATTGTAGTAAGGAAGAATTAAGTGGTGCTATACAAGCGTGTATAAACATTGGAGACAAAATAGGGTTCCCTCTTTATTGAGGGGATTCTATTAGAGTCTTCTCACCTGTTTCTAAATTAACTTTGTATTTTTTCATAAAACCTTGTTCTCTAGCTTTATCCTCAATTAAAGTCATAAGAGAAACAAAAGTTTTAAGATGATACGCTCTTCTATCAGTTTCTTCCTCATTCTTAGCAACTAAGTCTAAAAGTTTTAAAAATTCTTGAGGATCCTTACTAGGAAACATTTCAAATAGAAACTGATTCATTCTAAAGTAATAGTGAGCATTAAGCTCTAGCTTTACTACAGCTTCCTCACTTAATACTTCTACATCACGTGTCTCGGGTGATTTGTTTTCTTCAGACATATTATTAATTTTATACAAACTTATGTTACAAAGTGTAAATTTACAAGAAGTTAAAGAAAAACTGTATATAAAATTAAAAGAATCTGGTTGGTCTGAGTATATCAAAACATTTGTTTTGAGTTCTGAGATGGATACAATACTAGAATCTTTATTAAATGACGCATTAGATAATAAGAGATTTACTCCGAAAATCAAAGATCTTTTTAGAGCGTTTGAAGTATGTCCTTTTGATAATGTAAATGTGGTAATTATAGGACAAGATCCTTATCCACAAGAAGGTGTAGCTGATGGTGTAGCGTTTTCTTGTAGTAATACTGGTAAACCTGAAGCATCACTCAGATACATATTTGATTCTATTAAAAGAACAGTAGGTGTAGAATCTTCTGATTGTGATTTGTCTAGGTGGAGTAAACAGGGTATATTACTTTTAAATACAGCTTTTACAACAACTATTGGTAAACCAGGAACACATCAGTTATTATGGAAACCATTTACAGTAGCTGTATTAGATGCTCTTATTTGGAATAAACCTAATTTAATCTATGTTTTCATGGGTAAGCATGCACAAGCATATGCAGATCTTATACCTGATAATAACTATAAAATTATGACAACACATCCTGCAAGTGCTGCTTATACTAAACAGTCTCAGTGGAACTGTGATGATGTATGGAATAAAATTAATAGTTGTTTAGAGAAACAGAATAAACCAAAAATTGTATGGGAGATATAGATCATAGAAATGTAAGAGTTACTACCAGACTCACTAAGTATGGTGAAGTAGAATTTAAAGTAGTTACATCTAAAGGTAGTTTTGCTAATAAATGTTTGCATGATGCATTATCCGAAGCGGGTATTAAGATGACCGGTATTGGTGGCATACTTGCAGCATATGAGAGCAAACTAGATTTAAAAAGAGATTTTAAAATATCAAGAAATGAATTCAGAAGTACAAATAAAGGTGCAGGAGGCATTAGATAATGCAGTACTGATACTAAACCAACAGCTAAATGCTGCACTGCGAACATTTTCTAAAAATGTAAGCATTGCAATAGAGCAAAATGAAATACGAAAGAAGATAACATACCACGATGTATTTATTGACTTTAAACTTTCACTAGAAGACCTTGTTGAAGTTGCTCTTGAGATTAATCCTAAAGCAATTAATCTTCATAGAAACAATAAAGATAAGGGTAAAGCCACCGTTAGACAGGTGCTTGCATATATTGCAGGTTCTATGGGTCATACAGATTCTGCTATTGCTGCTCATATTGGTTCTTGTCGTAGTACAGTTACTCTTGCACGCAAACGTGTGGAAGAAGCATTGTTATACAACGAGGTTCCAATGCGTAAGTTGTATAATACTTTTCTTGAGAAATTAAGAAAACATCCTAACTCAGAAATACTAGATTACGTTATTAATACTTAAATTAGCAAAAAGGTATGGAAATGCTACAACTGTTTGAGTATATAGAAGATAACGGACTCACTCCAAATCAATACTATCTGTTATGGTCTATTCACCATAAAAGAATCCCTAAACATATTAACGGTAATCTCGAACTCAAGAGTCTAATTGCTGATGGATTTGTAAAAGATAAAGTATTGACTGCTAAAGGATTAGAGCTATTAGATATTGTTAATAAAGAAGTTAAACCAGGAACAGTAGTAGTAAAGACATTTGATGTAGAAAGTTATATTAATATATTTCCTTCAGGCAAGTTACCATCAGGTAAACCGTCTAGAGTAAATAAGAAGAATATAGAAGAAGCATTCAAATGGTTTTTTAAGAACTATGATTATGATTGGGATACTGTAGTCAAAGCTACACAAATGTATATAGATGAGTATGAACTCAAAAAATACATGTATATGCGTAACTCTCAGTATTTTATTCGTAAGCAAAACACAGACAAAACATGGGAGTCAGAGTTAGCTAACTATTGTGAAATAGTCCTATCTGGTGATGAACCAGAATCAAATCATTTTTCAGAAAAAGTAGTATGAGTTTAGAAATAGAAAAAATTATAATGAAGATTTTGACATCAGTATTGTTGTCAATTATCTGCTTCTTAATCATTAATCATTTTATTGTGAGTGTTAATATCTTTGAGTACTTAATTATTGAGTTTCTCTTGGTTTTATCACACACATTTTATAGATTTGTACATCGCTGGATCAGCGTTCAACAACGATAATCGGTACTATAATGGAGAAGAAAAAGCTTTGGAAAGACCAGAAGCAAGGGTTCCTTGACTCTTTAGTTTATCTAAAGGGTAGAAAAGATGGTCACATTCGTAGCTTGAAGACTCCTTGGGAAAAGTTCAATGATGCTACCACTGACGGTCTAGAATGGCACTCGATGACTGTTATAGGTGGACGACCAGGTAGTGGGAAAACTCTGATTAAGGATCAACTTGTAAGAGAATCTTTCAGGTTAAATCCTGATGAGACGTTTAGAGTATTAGAATTTCAGTTTGAAATGCTTGCTCGTACGTCTGCAATCAGAGAGTTCTCAAGTGTACTTGGTAAATCATATAAGTACCTATGTAGTGCAGATGGTCAGTTGTCGAATGAAGATCTTGCTGTATGCTATGAACATGCTAAAGAGAGAGTAAAGATTCCTATTGATATAGTAGAGGAACCTATCACAGTCAATGAACTTAAAGAAGTAATTGTGGATTATATGAATACCCACGCGACTAAGGATGACGAAGGTATAGTACAATTTACTAAGACTATAGTGACTCTAGATCACTCTTTGCTGTTAAAGAAAGCACCATTTGAGAAGGATAAGTTTGATACCTTGTACAATCTTGGCGAAGCTATCACAGAACTTAAACGTAAATATCCAATCGCGTTTATTATTCTTACACAGCTTAATCGAGGTATTGATCATCCTGAGAGGAATGAAGACGGTAAGTATGGTAATTATATACTTGAGTCTGATATCTTCGGTTCAGATGCTCTGCTTCAACACGCAGATACACTTATTGGTATTAATAGACCTGCTAAACAAAAGATTAGGTTCTATGGTCCTGATAAGTATATCATAGAAAATGACCGGGTGCTTGTGTTGCACTTCTTGAAATGTCGTAATGGTGATAACCGCATGAGTTTCTTCAGAGCGGAGTTTGAACGCATGCGTATTTCAGAGATGCCAACACCACCTCAACAAGAAAAAAGAATAAAGTTATGAGTTTAAGTTTAAAAACAGAAAAGAAACCAGACGCAAAAACAAAAGTAGCAGAATTAAGAGAGTATCATCAATCAACATTTGATGCATTGGGTATCCCTGATGCTTACTATTATCCGAAGTTAGCATATAGACCTAAAGGTAAAGACGAATTACATATTAGTCTTTTCCCTAGTGAGTTACGAAAAGGTACAGATATCTATACAGAGTTTGTATCTACCGATTATGTGCTTCAAGACTCAGAACGTACCTTGTGGAAATTACACTTTAACCCTCATTGGGAAGAAGAGTATGATACTACAGATGCTGCTGAATCAATGGTAAGATATCTAATTCCTGTTAGTGAGTTGGTAAAGGTCAAAGCACCTGCTAAACCCACTCGTTCAGGAGCTATTGTTACAGAGTTTGAAGATTTTTCTAACTTATTAGATGATTGTCCTATCACAGAAATGACTGTTAGAGACTTTGCTGCTATTATGTTAAAGAAACCTGTAAGCTCTAAGTCTTGGTTAAACGATTTAGTAAAGTAAAAAATTAAGTATTAAGTACTATGGAGATTACACTGCCTACACAAAAGGTTCCCGCGGAACATACCAGTCCGAAGAACCTGATTATTTTTTCAAAACCCAAAACTGGTAAAACTACACTGCTATCTCAGTTAGACAACTGTTTGATACTTGATCTTGAAGGAGGTTCTAAGTATGTAGATGCGATGAAGATAGAAGCAGATAGTATCGAAGCAATAAAGCACATAGGTAAAGCAATTAAAGATGCGGGTAATCCGTATAAATATGTTGCTGTAGACACAATCACTGCATTAGAAGAGATGTGTGTACCTTATGCTGAGGAATTATATTCCAAAACCCCTATGGGTAAAAACTGGTTCTCTGAAGGTAAACCTAAGTATGGAACAATTCTTAGTTTACCCAATGGTGCTGGTTATCCGTATCTTAGGGAAGCTTTTACAAAAGTTGTGAATTATATTCAAACTTGGGCTCCTAGAACTATTCTAGTAGGACACGTAAAAGATACTATGTTAGAAAAAAATGGTTCAGAGTTTAGTTCTTTAGATTTAGATTTGACAGGTAAACTAAAACGTATTACTGCATCAAACTCTGATTCTATTGGTTACTTATATCGTAAAGGTAAGAAGAACATTATTAGTTTCAAGACCTCTGATGAAGTAGCTTGTGGAGCTAGACCTGCACACTTAAGTAATAAAGAAATAGTTTTGTCCGAGATGCTAGAAGATGGATCTGTTGTGGCAAACTGGAATGAAATTTATATAGATTAACCTTTAAGAAAATGATAAGTACAAAAGATTTAAAATCCTCAGAAGGATCATCAAGTTTACCAAAAGTTATTGCACCTGGTAACAAAGAAGTTAAAATTAATGCAATTACACTAGAGCGTCCTACCTATGACCTCAATGCGTATTTCTTAGTAATGAATGTAGAAACTCGTCCTATTGACGACTTTGAAGGTTTCTTCATTGATAAGGATAACCAATCATTGGGTAGATATCTAGGTCAAGTTGGTAAAGTTAAAACCTCTGAGTATGCTTACAAAGATGGCACTACTAAGACGGGTATTTCTGTATCTCGTGATATGGATATCTTAAAAGCAATTCAGAACATTTGCAGAAATACTGATAGTCTTCAGTGGATGGAAAGTAATGACGAAAAGCACGAAACAATCGAAGATTATGTTCATGCATTTAATCAAGAAGCTCCTTTCAAAGATAAGTTTATCAATGTTTGTGTTGGTGGTAAAGAGTATCAAAATAGAGAAGGTTATACTAACTATGATTTATTCTTAGTTCGTAACCAGAGAACAGCTTACAACATGGAACCAGGTAATACCAATCCTGATAATAGTAAGTTGATCAAGTTTGATGAAGCTTTGCATATTAAGAAGAAGAAGACAGAAAACATCGAATCTTTTGATAGCGGTGTAAGTACCTCTGCTTCAGTAGGTTCTGATTTCGAACTTTAAAATTAACGTAGATAATGGAGGGGGGTTCGCTCCCCTCTTTTTATCTTTAAACTTTTTACAATGATCAGTTCTAAGTTTATAATAGCATCAATAACTGATGTTCCGGATTATTGGATATTCGAACACTATTGTAATTTGTCTGAGAAGCTAGTTGGTCAAGATATAAAGATCAAGTCAATGTTTAATCCTACAGAAAGAACACCTAGTTTTGTTGTATTCTGTAAGGATAATAGTTATTTCTACAAAGATTTCTCATCTGGTAAGGGTGGTACTGCTGCTAGTCTTGTTATGGAATTGTATGGTTTAGACTATGCATCTGCTGTAAATAAAGTTATTAAAGACTACAAAGATTTTATTACCACTGGTACCACGGATGATATCAGAACTTTTAAGAAAATGGCTAAGTATAAGATTGTTGATTTTACAAAACGATCTTGGACTAAGGGTGATGCTAAATTCTGGACACAGTTTGGTATTGACTCAGATACTTTAGTGAAATACAATGTATATCCTGTTGGTGATTATCTTATGGAAAAAGAAGAAGACCATGAGATTAAGAAACTTTCTATAACAGGTCCTTACTTATATGCTTATACAAGAATTGATGGTACTATCTATAAGATGTATCAACCAATGACTCCTGATCATAAGTTTTTAAAAGTTAAGAATTATATACAAGGTACAGATCAATTGAAGTTTGAGAAACCCAATCTTATTATTTGCAGCTCTCTAAAAGATATTATGTCTCTTAGTAAGTTCGGATTTAATGCTGAGTATGTAGCTCCTGATAGTGAGAATACTGTTATTCCCCAAGGTGCTATAAGTATGTATAAAAGCAAGTATGAGAAAATCATTACTTTATTTGATAATGATGATCCTGGTAAAAAAGCTATGAGTAAATACGAATCTACTTATGGAATTCCCGGTGTTATATTACCACTAAGTAAAGATTTATCTGATTCTGTTAGAGATCATGGTCTAGATAAGACAAGAGAAGTATTATATCCCTTACTAAAAGAAGCTATAAAGAAATGAGTTGGATTTATAAAGGTGTAGTATTTACACCAGACATGATACCTGAAGGTGCTGTCGGATTTGTATATGAGATGACTGCTATAATAGATGGCAAGTCTGTGTCTTACATAGGTAAGAAAAACTTTAACCGGGTTACTAAAAAGAAACTTGGTAAGAATGCGCCTGTAGATAAGCGTAAAAAGAATTATGTACGTGTTGCTAAACTAGCATATGAGAATTACTATAGTAGTAATGCCGTATTGAAAGAAGCACATAAGAAGAAGATTCTGATTAACAGAGACATATTACACATATGTTACTCTAAGACAGAACTTACTTATATGGAAACCAAATATCAATTTATTAGAGGAGTACTAGAGTCAGACTTATATCTGAATGGTAATATTCTCGGAAGGTTTTACAAACAAAAACAAAGATTATGAATTTATTTGATGATGATTTAGAAAAAGCAGCATTCTTCTCTGGACTAAAAGATTTAGGTGTTGAGAAACTAGTTGCAGACTATAGTGGGTCAGGTGACTCTGGTAGTATAGATAATGTATATGCTGAGAATACTGAAGGTGATCATATAGACCTTGATGATTTTCATGACCGTGTAGAAGAGTTTATGTATGAAATCTTAACTACTAAATATCAGTATGATTGGTATAACAATGATGGTGGTAGTGGTACTGTTTACTTTAACATTAATACTTTAGAGTATGATGTTCATGGTTATGTACTAGAAACCAGAGAAGCATTTCAAGATGGAACACTTGACCTAGATGAAATAAACTAATATGGCACATCCTTATGATCATGCACGTTCTAGTGCAAAGAAATGGGGAGGACATCCTGAAGAATATATGTTTATACACCAATGGTTTGATGAAACTAAAGCATGGGTTGGTCATTCTGATCACCGTATGTTTAGACATCATTCAGAAGGTATATTTCAAGCAGAAGAAATCTTTGGTGAGTACTTCACAAACACAGTAGGTAAGAAAGTAATGGTTCGCTATGTAGGTGAACAACATGTAAAAGAGGATTGTAATAACTACATACCCTCAGCAAAGGAGTGGATACTCGCAATGAACTCTAATGAACATCCTTTATGGATGATTAAAACAATGAAGATAGATGACTAAAAGTTTAGATGAGGTAATCATCCTCAATGATTCCACGTATGACAGAGTACTAGACATGTTATGTAGTCCTGATAAGGACAATGTTCAAGTTGCTGTTAGTATTATTGAAGCTGTAGATTTTCAAAAGAATGCTCCGTATATCTTATTGCTTGCAAAAGATGCAGAAGCAAAACTAAAAAGAGATAATAATCCTTTTAGAGCAGAGTTATTTGGTGAAGGAGATATAGAAACTACTCCAGGTTCATCTAGTTTTAATACTAATATTAGAACTATGATACAAGCATGTACTAATCAAGCTGATAAGTTAAACTACAATGCTATGTATGAAGAACTTACCAGAATGAATACTGATACTGTTGCTATGAACTTCTTCTTAGAAAGATTTGCAGATGCATTAAAGGATCACCTTCTACAATGGGGTTTCACATTTGTAAAAAGCATGGACTTAAAACTAGTACCTAAAAATAAAACTAATGAGTAATCAAGACAGTCTAGCAAAGACCAGTAAAGAACTTATGTTGAAGGAACCATTCTATGGTTTACTTCTACTAAGTCTTAACAAAGAGTGGTCTAAAAGAGTTCCTACTGCAGGTGTCAGTAAGAATGCTATTAATTTCCAACTTACTATTAATGAAGATTTCTGGAATTCTCTTAGTGAGAATCATAAGAGAGGTCTTCTTAAGCATGAGTTATTGCATATTGGTTTCTTCCATCTACAATGTCAAGATGAGTTTCCTAATAAGAAACTAGCAAACATTGCTATGGACATTGAGATTAATCAGTACATTGATGAAGATGATTTACCTGAAGGTGGTTGTACTCTAGAAGCATTTGCTGAGTATAACCTACCTCCTAAAGCTGGTTGTAGAGAATACTATAGACTACTACAGGAAGCTGCAGATAAAGAAAAGCAACAAGGAGATGGTGGTAAATCTAAACTTGAAAAGATTCTTGATGCTATGTCACAAGGTCTATCTCATGATGAAGATGGAGACCCAGTTCCTGATCATAGTACATGGGAAGAGTTTGAAAACATGAGTGAAGCTGAAAAGAAATTACTTCAGAGTCAGTCAGAGTATATCTTAAAAGAAATTGCAGAAGCTGTAGAAAAATCTAGGGGTACTATTCCCGGAGAGTTCCAAGGTATTATTGAAAGACTAAGACACATAGAACCTCCCAAGTTTGATTGGCGTAGTTATGTTAGAAGATTTGCAGGTGGATCTAATGAAGTATTCACCAAGAAACTTAGACGTAAAGACAACAAGAGATTTGAAGAAAACCCTGGTCTCAAGATTAAAAACAAGAGACATCTATTAGTTGCTATAGATACTAGTGGTTCTGTAAGTGATAAAGAAGTTAAGGAGTTCCTTAATGAGATTCATCACATACATAAAACTGGTAGTGAGGTAACTATACTACAATGTGATACTACTATTAGGAGTATTGAAAAGTTTAAACCTAACCAAGACATTACATTACACGGTCGTGGAGGTACTGACTTTGATCCTGTCTTAGAGTATTACAATGAGAACACAAGAAAGTATACGTGCATGTTCTATCTAACAGATGGTGAATGTGACACAGGTGTAAAACCAAAAGGTAAAATGTTATGGGTAATCTCTACCCGTGGACAAATCAACAAAGGTCTTCCAGGACCACAAATTAAATTAAACTAAAAAAGAAATGGCACAAGTAAGTCTAAACACAGATGAGTTAAAGAACTTTGTTCAACACATTGTAGATAACAACAAGTATATTCAGGAGAATGGTAAAATTCCCGTTGCTGTAAATATTGAGGGTGAAGCAGGTATTGGTAAGACTAGTACTATCCTGCAGTTTGCTAAGGATAATAATATGCATTTTGTAAAATTATCTTTGAGTCAGCTCGAGGAGTTGGGTGACTTAGTAGGTTTTCCTATTAAGGAGTTTCAAGTTGTTAAGACTACAGATGATGGACAGAAGGTTACTAAGTGGATACCTGAGAACATTATGCCTATGTATATCCAGCAGAAGTATGTACCTACTGGAGAAAAGCGTATGACACATGCTCAACCAGAATGGATTCAAGGTAAGGGAGAGAATGGTCTCTTGATTCTTGATGACTATACTCGTGCAGATGCTAGGTTTATGCAAGCTACTATGGAAATCATTGACCGTCAGGAGTATGTATCATGGAAGCTTCCTAAAGGATGGACTGTGTTACTTACTAGTAATCCTGATAATGGTGATTACCAAGTAACATCTCTTGACAATGCTCAGAAGACTAGGTTTATTACAGCATATCTAAAGTTTGATATTGACTGTTGGGCTAGATGGGCAGAAGAGAATGAGATTGATACTCGTTGTATTAACTTCATGTTGTTACATCCAGAACTAGTTAAAGATAAAACTAATGCTCGTAGTATTACTACATTCTTTAACTCTATCTCTAGCTTTGAGAAGTTTGAAGATAGTCTTCCTATGATTCAGATGATTGGTGAAGGTTCTGTAGGTGGTGAGTTTGCTACTATGTTTACTATGTTCATTAACAACAAGTTAGATAAGTTGATTACACCAAAAGATGTATTGACTAATGCTAGTTGGGAATATGTAAAAGGTCAGCTTAATAGTTGTATTGGTATGGCAGGTAACTACCGTGCAGATATTGCTAGCTTGATGACTACTCGTCTTATTAACTATGCAGTACACTATTCTAATGGTAATACTGTAGACCAAAAGATGATTGACCGTATTACTAATCTTATCACAGAAGATGTGTTTAGTAATGACCTTAAGTATTACATTGTTAAAGGTATACTTAATGGTAACAAACAGAAGTTTTCCAAGCTCATGCTTAACCCTGAGGTTGTGAAGATGACTGTGAAATAATAATAACTGTTGGTGAGCCGGGAGAAATCCCGGTTCATTAACATAATCTTACAAACATGGTGACTAAACTAACAGATAAAATATCTGATTCTAGTATCCCCAGTAAATTAAAATTTGTAGAAGAAACTGTAAATTATATTTATCTACCTGATATAGATAACTATAGAAGTAAAGTACTAGTTACTGAGTTACACCTAGTTAATAAAGAGTCTTACAACAAACTCGGAAATCTATTAACAGGTAATGATAAGTATACTATTCAAAAGAAAGACAGACTATTTGTATTCCCTGGATGTACTATTCCAGCATATAAACTTAAAGAGTATGCTAAGAATGCAGGTGCTATAATAGTAAAGGATATAGAAAAAGCAAATGTATTTCTAGGTAATGCTACAGGTTTGTTTGAACCTGGGTATGATGAAAGATATCAGCTTCCTGATAAAGCATTAGCGGGTGTTATAACAAGTACTA